GTTTTCAAAATGTAAGCCTGTTGGAACAGTTTCACCATTTCGATCTGATTTAACTACATCGATTTTAGCGTTTTCTTTGTACTCAGCACCATCTAACAAATATTTTAACTTGTTAAGTTGTGGCATGCCAAACACACCTAACATATCTGCATATGGTTGGGCTGTTTCTGCATACATGATCACTGTGCGATCATCTGCCATACTGTCAATTTTAGTTGAGGCTGCTTCGCCTGTGATTTTTACGATATTTAAAAAGCCTAGGTTGTGTGTATGTGCTACGATGTCTTGTAAGATCTGTTTCATGTGAGTTCCTTTATGTTATAGTTAAGTATATTTAGAAAATATTCAATTGTCAAGTATTTTTTTACTCAAAATCAAAAAGTGCGCCAAAAGTATTGTTCTGGGTAGTTGATTCTAAATCCCATTCCAGCACACCGATAAGATTATCTAGTTTGTTATTGATAATAGTTGCTTCCATTTCTGCGTGATCAAACGGCAGTTCTTGGAACCATTTGGGTAAACGCAGTTCATCTACTGGATACGCAATCGATGTATATCCAAGTGGATTGTCCTTCATCTTGCAGACAATAACTTTCATACCGTCTACAATGTTCATGGAATATTTGTCGCCGTTCATACGCTTCAAAGTATTCCAGTTGATACTGGCACGAACGTGCCCTGGCATATTACTTTTACCTGCCTTTTCTTCTTTAGCCTGATAGGCTGCAATATTGTTAGCCCGTTTCGGACTACCTTTCTCCCAACCTGGTCGCAGTTTAAACTGTGTTCGGAACTCGCTGATCATTTCAAGAATTTCTGGCTCACCTGCGCCATTTAACACTTTGGTCAATACTTCACTTAGGAAGTTCTGCATGAACTCCGGAGTGTCTGAGCGTTTTAAATCTAACCCCATGGCCTTGATCTTGCCTGGTTTGCCATCCACATCGTAACGATTACCATCCTTGTCATAATACAATACAGCATATCGTTTCTTAGTAATGAACAGACCCTTAACAGCAACAATCTCACGACCTGCTTTAATAACTTCACCACGTGACTTAGGACAATGAAAATCGTCTAGCATCAGTTGCGGAAATGTGCCATTGACCTCGTCGGCTACTGTATTATACAAATCAATAACGGTATCACGTGTCCAAGTAAGTTGACCTTTATTGATCTCATTCTTTAGAGTAGTGTATGCGCTAAAGTACGCACTATCTGTATCACCATAGATGATACTCTTACCTATATGATCATAATCACCTGTAATAATCTCATTTACTTTTGCGGCCATATGGCGTGCGATACGTCGCCCAGTAAGGGTTGTGGATTGTCCAATACGATTATCAAAGAATCTACAACCAGCATTAAGAATAGCACCATACAGGCTATTAAGGTTAATCTTTTTAACAAGCTGTCGCTTATCCCAATACTCTTCTTCAATTTTGTTGCCAACATCGATAGCTTCCTTTAATTTCTTCTGCATTTCTTTACGTTCGGCATACCAACGTTTTAATAAGCCTGGAATAATTCCATCCTTGGCATAGGTGAAGATAGTGCCATTTGCACTGAGCATCCATGGCTGATTACTTTCAAATATTAGCTCATAGATTTGGGCGCCGCTCATAACATCGCTATGCCCATCTTCCCAATCAATAATGATTTCGTTAGTTTTGTCTTTGGCCATAACAAATTCATATTCATTGCTGCCGAACTTACCTTCCCAAGCAGCCGCAAATGAATTACCCTTGGCCATCTTGTTGGCAATCTCTTCTTTGGTATAGTCTTGGCGCAGTTGACCTACGATAGTCTCTGGACCCATGTTTAACGCACGAATGGCGCTTGGATACAGACTGTTGATATCCATACTGCCAATCCAATCGTGGATGCCTTTCTTTGGATACGCTACATAGGCACCTGCTGCCTGGGTATCGGCAGTATCATCTCTGCGTGGACGACTTGGCACAACTAGGCCTAAGTGATGTGCTTCGTTAATAATAGCCTGTTCTGTCACGGCCACAGCACCCATAGTAGTCTGTAACAATACTGTACAATCATGTGCTAGGGTATTGGCAAGATCTAAGAATTTAAGTTTCTTATCTAAGCGATCTAACAGCATAGTATCTTGACGGTTGTATTCAATGAACTTTTTAAAGTCGTTGTTATACAGTTGATCTAATGTGCCTTCGTATTGTGTTTTGCGTTCGCCTAGCTCGTATTCAGCAATGGCATCTAGTGAATAACTATGGCGCTCTTCATAGGTATACTTGCGATATAGTTCGAGACTATCTAAATGCACACGACCTACTAGATCGTAAGTGACCGCCTGCTTCCCGTACTTTTCGTATTCTCGTTTCTTAGGCAGTTGGTCAAATAAACATAATCTACGAGTGTCCTCTTTGCTCAATGTTTTGATAATACGGTTAACAGTGTAGGGCATATCAAAGCCCTCACTGTTCCAACCGCTCAATACATCTGCATCGTCGATGAGATTTAAGAATGTATCTAACATCTCGTATTCTGTTTCAAACAGTATAGTATTTGGAAAGTCCTTGACCTGCTCCTGCGCCTGTTCCATGGTTAAGGTCTTTGGCGGTACTGCTAAACATACAAGTGTGTCTAACCATTGTAGGTGGACAGCGATCGCAGTAATGGGCATAAACGCATCGTCGGGGCTTGCATACCCACGTTCTGGATCAAAGTCTACCTCAATATCCCAAAACGCTACATTTAGTTTAGGTGCGTCTTTGCCTAGATAGTTTTCTTCTAGACAGCGGAATACAGGATTGATATCACTCTCATAAAGTTTATGACCTGAGTGAATCTTTTGCTCTTTGATATTTTCTTTCCAGCTCTTGCTGACAACCTTGGTTAAAGGTTCTCCGAAGATTGATGTGGCCTTACCCCTACCGTCGGGATAATAGAACATATAACGTGCTGGAAATTGTTGGAATAATCGACCCTTGTGAGGATCTCGTTCGACAACCTTGACGATATCAAGATCTCGATCCCAGATGGAATCTACATACGACATTTACTTCTCCTATACCACTTATGGCTGGTTAACCTTCTAATGTGCGACTTATGGCTCGCAGAACCTTTCTCGTTTTTATTTATGGTTATTCGGAATCAGGTAGACGATTTGCGTGTCCACTGATATCTACGATTGTTTCTAAATCATCAAACTCACGGAACACTTGATCCCACTGATCTTTCTGCGCAATCTTGATAGCTTTCTTGATAACACTTGGTTTAACATCAAGTTCTTCTGCGATTGCTTTAATGGTTTCGTTTAGTCCTTCTGTTAGATCTGCGATTTCTTGCATCACTGTCATACCTTCCGAAACGATTTGTTTAATTTTGATCTTTTCTGGATCGCCAAATGCTTTACTCATAGTATCTCCTTGGTAGTCTTATTATTATACAGGGTTGAAAAGGAAAGGTCAACTAATTTTTAAGTTAGCTGACCTTTTTTGGGGTTATCGTTTAATTGCTGGGCCACCGAATATGCTAGTACCTTTCATATTCAATGCGTTGTCTGTTGGTTTCTGTGCTTTTGGTTTTGGTTGCGGCGGTGCTTTAGTACCACTTTGTCCTGGACTACCTGTGTATGATTTCTTACCACGTGCTGCACCTGGACTTAGGTGTGGATTAACTACTGTGCCAATTGATGCTGAACTTGTAGCACCTGCTGTTGCTGATTCTTCTACACCTTGCTTTAGACAATGTTTTAATTCTGCCACTGCTTCTTCGTATGAATCGTAGCCCGCATTGTCTATGTTGTAAGCATAGCACTTCATATACCATTGGCCGTTTCCAGGACTTGATTCACGGTCGATACCAACTTCACCCACTGGTTTGCCATTCTTCTTAAAGATTTTGCGTTCTTGGTCTGCGTGACCTTCCGCCATACTTTCTGTTTTCTTTACAATCTTGTAAGGATGATATTCACGTTCGCCACCGTCGTCTGGTTGGATGTGTACACCAGTTTGCCCAACACGGGTAACTTTACCGCTACGTGATTTATGTCCACCAGGATATTGTTCTTTGCTGGTATCTGCTGTAACATGATCGCCTACACGTAGATCAGTTTTAGGCATTGGGCGATCTTTACCTTCTAATAGTTCGTAGATTTTCATTTCTTTAATTTGTTCCTGTCTGGTACTGGACTTACAGTATTAGCAGAATCTAACTCATGTGATCCTGGAGTTGTTATCATCGTTGAGGTGACACCGATAACTTTTGCAGCAGCCTGTGCAATCTCATCATCTGCCTTAGTATATCCAATTGTAGTCATTTTTTGTCCAATAGGTCCACTACGGTCCATATCACTGTCTGGAGCACCTGCGAGGGCAACTCCAAAGCGATATGCATAGT